ACTAACAACGTCAGCTTATCAAGAGCATCCTCGTGAGAGTCAGCAGGGAAGGCATCGCCTGAGGCGTAGTCTGTACTTTGTGTTAGCTCTACCTTTCTTTTGACAACAACTTTTTGGTCATTAAGTGGGCGGCTATGGCCAGCAGAAGTATCAAACCTAATATGAGTTCCAGGGTTAACCTGATTGCCTGCGCTATCTGTTATAAAATAATGAGTAGTAATAGTTTTTAAAGCTTCTGTAGGAGGGCTTTCACCTACATCTCTAATGTAAACATCAAGGTCAGAATTATCAGAAAACTTTATGTTTCCTATAGCAAATGAAAATGCGCCATCAGACCCATTTGTTCCTGTACCGTTTGAGCTTGTTGTTACAGTTGTATTACTTACTGTCATTATTCTATCCCCATTCCTTACTTAGCTGTTTGTTTAATCTCTTCATTAGCTTTTACAGTGAATTTAACTTGATTATCTAAAAGGTAATCTGAAATTCTACCTGATACATGCTCTCTTGTTACTCGGTATATTCTTATAGCCATATCAGCGTCTTTTATTCCATCTTCTTTAGCTGTTTCAATTTCTTGTTTAACTAAATCATAATACTCATTGTCCATGTTAATATATTTTTTTAGATCATTATATTCTTTATTATTTAGTCTATAAGGTATACTTGCACCGAAAGAGTTTTTTATTTTTACCGACCTAGATATATCTGGCAATATTTGCAACGATTCTAAATATTTTTCGCCAGCCTCTAGCTCTGTTAAATTCTCATCCGAATAAACACCTTTTTTAAAATGATCAACAAGATTTTTATTTAACCTTCTTAATTCTTTATAAACTGGGTCAGGGTTTAACTTTCTCTGTTTAAAAGTACTTGAGGAGAATATAGGGCTATGGATTAAATCAATTTGATCTTGGTCAGAATAATTTTCCATTAATTCTTTTGGTATTCCGTGCCGATTAATTTCTCTACCAAAGTCGTCAAGTTCTGGTTCAAGATCATTTATGTGAAATTCTTTTGCTGCACCCTCTGGAAGAAGGTCTACCGCTGTTTCATACAAAAAACCGTATTCAGTGTTGTATAAATTATTTTTAAAAGACTCCCAAGTAGATACTCCCTCTTTATCATATTCTGTAGTTTGTCTTTTAATATCTTCTTTAAACCATTTAGGTTGAAGAAATACAAATTTTGGAAAAGATCTAGTAGCCAAATTGTTTATAACATTGGCCTGTTTTCTAACTTGTTCTTTAGGAGTTAAATTTTTACTTCCAATAAACACCCCTAAAAAATCATGAAGGTCTTGGACAACCGATGGTTTAAACATCTCAGCGGCTACCTTCGCCATCCCACCTAAAGCGCCTATCCCTTTTTCTACTGAATCAAAATCGTTTTTGTTGTGGCTTTCAACTATTTTGTTTCTAATATCAGCTATTGTCTTACAAAAAGCCCCTAAAGGTTCTACCCTTTGTAACGGCAAAGATGTGTCGTCCCCAATATTAAAACTATCAACAGGGTAACCAAACCTTTTTTGGTCGCTTCTAAATTTTTTATTATTAGAATACCCTCCGGTAATAATGCCTTTTTCTGCTAAATAATAGCAAGTGCTAGCTAACAGCATACCTGTGCTTTGTTTTGTTATAGCCTGTGCCCTACGATAACCTCCCGCTTTTAAATCGTCATAAATCTTAGCGTTCAACACGCCTAAGCCTGGAGTGTATTGGGACATGTGGTCCGTCATATTAACAGAGATTCTAGCAAAAGGGTGGAAGATGCTAACAAGGGGGTGCTTTAAAAATTCTAAAGCCCTACTAACAGGAATATCTGGTAATATGTGGGTTTTTATAGAAAAATCAGGGGTTATTCCATCATTATATTTGTTTTGAAAGGTTACTTCTCGCGTTCTAACTTTTGCTTCTATAAAGTTATCAACGTTGTTTAGTTCCTTTTTATACAAATTTTCTAAATATTTATCGAATCTAAGTTTATCTTTTCTAAGCGAGATTAATTTTTTTTCTGGCAAAGCTGCAAAGTTTGCCGATACTTTTTCACTAATTATCTGGTGGTACTTGCTAAACAATCTTTTAGATTTAACAAACTCATCAGCGGCTTGTAAAAATCTTGTAGGGACAGAGTGTAGGTCAGCAAATTTATTAATAGCATTACGTGTGGAACTAGACGATTTAGATCCAAAAAAATCTGTATTTGTGGAAACATGGGAAGCCTCTTCTACAAGTGTATCCCTTAACATTTTTTGGAGTACGTCTGTAGGTTCGTCAATTGTTGTGGCAGCCTTTGCTGCGCCCTTTTCGTCAGCTTCAGAAGTCAAACGACCATAGCCCAGGGTATATTTTTCAGAACCCTCGTCTATTATAGAACGTCCGGTTATAAAAGATTCATTAAAAATTTCTTTCCCGCTTTTTAACGATCCGTCAGTTTTCCTAAAATTGGTTAAAAATTTACCTTGAGCTAATAAAGAAGTATCGGAGGCTTTACTGGCATCTAATTGTTTTAAAAAAGACAAAACCATTTGGGCATCTTTACGATCATTTATGACCCTAGTTCCGTAATAAGTAGACCCCATTAAATTTTTTATAATCGCATCTTGAGCTATGTCTATCCTTGACGTCACCGCTAAACTGTAAACAGCAGAAGTTGAAGTAGATAAATTAGCTAAGAAATTATTATAAAAAAATGAATGGAGGTTATCGACAAAATTATCTATTGTAGTTTTTCTTAAAAGCTTATTATACGCTTCTGTAGAACCAATTGTTTTATCTTTCATCATCTCGTCAAGGTCACCTAACTTTTTATAAAAAGTACGGAGACCAGGTTCATCAAGTTGTACAATTTGATCCATTAAAATCATTTGGGATTTTTCATCTAAAAGATCTTTGTCCGAAAACTCTACAATTTTACTTTGTACTTTCTGCCTAACTTTAGGTTTTAATAATCTAAAAGCCGCCCCTAAATCATGCCTTATTTTATTATTTTGACTAGTTATCTTTTGTAAAGCCACGCGCGCTTTATGGGCAGAGATTGCTATCATTTGAAATTCTCTTCTACTAGAAATATCTTTAGGGTCCATCGCGTAGTTAATTAATTTTTCCCCGATAGCGGACGCTTGCTTTAGTGCTTTATCTTCTAAGGTTTGCGAAATAGCTGTAATCTCTACTAAATCTTTAATCTGAGATTTAGATAAGTCCTCGACTGGAGCTTTGTATCCGTAAGTATCAAAAAAATCTTGAACTCTTTTAGTAACTTGGACATCGCTAATTTTTTGTGCTTTTGTGTCTGGAAAAAGTTCTGTTAATTTTTTTACATGATCTTTATGAAAACCAGATTCTTTAACTGCTAGATATAGGTCGTGTATATCGCTACTATCTTTAGACATTTTTGAAAGAAAAGTACCGTCACTGATTTCTTGTACGGTAATGTTAGAACTTGTAGCGTTATCGTTAACAATATCTTGGATAGCTTTATATACACTGGGTTCTTGGACCCTCATGTTATCCATAGCTTCTTTGTGGTTTTCTAAAAATTCTATAGATTTTTTTAATTTTGACTTAGTATTTTTAGTTACTAATTTATTACCTTTTAAAAGATCGTAATTTACGGATACCTTTTCTAAATTATTAACTTTTAAAGCTTCTTTAAAATCACTAATTTGTTTACCAGTAACCTCGTCAATGTTTTCAGCTATTTCTGATACTGCCTCGTCCGCAGCTTTTAAACCTTTATTATTTTTGTTTCCTATAAAAATAGAACCTTCGTCATCAAATAAATAGCCCATAAAAGTTTTTTTATCGATTTCTTTTGTCATGTAATCTTTCATTACAAAATCAAGAAACTCACTTTTATTGTATACCCCTTTTTTTGCTACCCTTGCGTAGTCCTCGACTAAGTTAGGCGCAGCTTTTAAATGTCGTGTAACAAGACCCTCTTTAACAAGATCACCTGTTTTTTGTATTGTATCGGTAACAGTTTTTTTAATAGCGTGCCTGTTTTTATATACAGACTGTCCAGATTTATAACCAGCTAAGCCTAAAATAGGGGCCATAAATAGTAATAAGTTTTCTGAACCACCTTTTAAAGAAGCCATTATTTCAGAGTCATCTTTCGTTACATAAAAAGGGATTTTAGTCGCAATTTCCCTATCAACCCAATCCATATCTTCTAAAAAATTAAATAATGATCCAGAATCTTTAGTTGTTAAAACTGCCCCTAAAGCAAATTCAGATGCGGCTACAGTCGCAGTTGTTCCAAGATACCCTAAACCTAAGGCAGCCGCAGCTTTTCCGGCTACAATACCAGTACCCACTACAGGGGCTGCAAACCCCACCATGTTTCCCGCTACTCTAGGAATGTCTATCCCTTTATCGTTTACAAACTCACCACTAGAATACCTATTAGCGGTTAAATGTAGCTGGTTTAATTCACTTAAATGATCCCTAACATCGGCATTATTAAAATCATTTTTTAATGCCTCATATTTTTTAGGGAAAGCTTTAACAAAATTCTCAAAGCCTTCTACTGTCCCACCTATTAAATCAGCTTGAATCTTAAAAGCATTACCGATTCCTTTTACAACAGGATTTGAACTCTTTGACATTCCTGATAAAGCCCGCGAAGTTGCGTAAGAACCTTGCACAAGAAAAGGGGTGTCTGGGGGCAAAAATGGGAGTGGTTTACGTTTCTGTTTTTTTTCTTGTTCTTGCCCTTGTTCTTGTTCTTGCCCTTGTTCTTGATCAATGTTTGCCAAGATTTCAGAAGGATCCTCTTGAACCCCAGTTATACCTATTTCACTTCTAATATCTGTAATTAAATTATGGACTAAATCCTCATTATCTTTTTTTATTTGTTTTTGCTCATAATCTGTTAAATTATTTACCTTAGTGACATAATCTTGCGTAGCCAAAAAAGTTTCTTCTTGTGATATAAAGCGATCTATCTCATTATCCTCAGCCGCATTAAACTCATTTAATGAAATAAATTCTTCTTTTTTTATATCTTGTGATAACTCGTCCATTATTTAATTACCCTATTTTGAGAAAATTCTTTTTTATTTTCGTCTATAATCTTTTCTTCTTTTTTAAAAGAAATTGACCTAGTAGCGTCTGAGATATCTCCAGAATTTCCCCCTAATACTGTTAACAAATGATAAGCCCCTAAAGCGTGTAATCTTCTCCCACTAAGCCGGCTTGAACTTTTTTCTTTAGCTATTTTTAATAGTGATCGGGCAGCACTTTGTACAATAATCTTTCTTTCGTCCGCAGGTTTATTTAAAAAAGAAGAATTTTGAAGCGCAAATAGAGGATCAACAACCTGTAAAAGAGGTTTTTGTTCTCCTTTAAGAACTTCCTCTACGCTGCTTGCTACAAAAGAATGTACGTCTTGTTGGATCCCCGAGTAAAACTTTTTAATTTCTTCTTTAGCTTGTTCATTACTTATTGGATTATCTAAATCTGTTAATTTATTTTGGACAATTTTATAATTACTGCTAATATCATTCTGTAACCTTAAAAATTTAGTTCTATAACGATTTGCTAAAGTTCCATTTTTAGCTACCCTTCCATCAAGTAAACTTTGAAAAGACTTAAACATGTCGTCAACGTTTGTGTCCATTCTTTGTAGTTTACGCTTTCTTTCATTAGTAAGGCGTGCATACCGATTAATAATATACGATGTTTCTGATGAAACAACTCCGTTATCTGCCCCATCTACATTTTTAGCAATATCGGTAATCGCGTCCATTATTCCTGACCTATTAGATTCAACTAATGGTCCAAGATAACCAGCATCTTCAGTAAGTTTTTTTAAAATTTCTGACCTTAAATTTTGACGGACAAGACTTTTCTTGAGTTTATTTATTGGTTCCCTTAATTCAGATAACCTTTTTGTTTCTGCGGGAATAAGATTTTTAGTTCGCCATTTATTTAAAGAAGTTAAATTATTAATTTTAGTACCGTCTTTCATTACATACGGTTTCGCAGACGTAACCTCGTTATTGACTATAGCATTTTGAACTACATTTCCTTCGTTTTGAAGTTCGCCCCTCATAACTTTGTTAGCTCTTATACTTGCAGCCTCGCCTTTTTGTTGCGCAATTAATTTGCTATTTCCCCAATTAAATAATTCTTTTTGTATATTTTTTGTATCGTACCCAACGTCTGATAATTTAAGCAAGTATTCGACATCAGGGTCGCCTAGTTTTCGAAAATCTTCTCCGCTAATTTCCGTTATATCTTTTTTATCTAATAACGACGTAAATTTATTTAAAGTAGATAATTTTAATGCGCCCATATCCACATCTGAATTTAATTGCTGCTTGACTTTACTAATATTTTTTTCTTTTATTCTTTTTTCTATGTCTAATTCTTTAGCTTTTATTTCTGGTCTTTCAAACTCTCTATGAAGCATTTCTCTAGTTACTTCGTCCTCACCTACTCTTAATTCTAAATTAGATTTAACTGACGAATAAAAATCATCCATTAATTTATTATCTAAAAAATTTATTCTAGCTCCGTCATTTTTTATGTTTAATTCTGAAGTATCTATGTTGTATTGGTCAGTAATATTTTTAAAAGACTGCGCTTCAATTTGAGGGTACTTTTTGTTCATGTAATTATAATTAAATTTATTTTTAAGACTGACCAATTCATTTTTAGCCTGTGTCCCATATATACCTTCGTACCCTTTAGACCAATCTTGTTCGTCTAATTCTTCTTCTAGATCTGAATATAATTTATTAGCATCTTCAGGTGTTGCTGTTGGATCTAATACTAATTTAGAGCTTAAATCTCTAGCTCTTACTGTAAATTTATTTAAATTAGATTCTGACTCTAACTTAGCTTCCTTATCATAAAAAGATAAAATCGCAGGTAAAGTTTTTTCGGATATGTCGCTTAATACTTTTGATAAAGATCCATAGGTATAAGCTGCCGCAGGAACCGCTGAAGCCATAGGTACAATTTGTCCAGACCTAGCATCTAATCGTTTTTTTTGTTTTCTTCTTGGTATATACATTAAAAAAACCTTTTTAGATTTAGTCGTTTACCTAATAGTTTTACTAGGAGCTTTACTAGGAGCTTTACTTCTACTTAAACTTCTTCCGGTATAAAACCCTCTTGCACCCCCAGAAACTGCCCCTAATATAGAGGTAGGTGTAATTAAACCTCTTTGATGACGGATGCTAGAAATCTGATTATTATACGACCGTTCTTTCATTTCGCTTATAGATCTATATCTATCGTATTGTTTCATTATTTTTTCTTCTTCTTCCCTTGCATCGCTTGCGGTTTCTCTTAAAACTTTAATCGCGCTGCCTTCCATTGCAACGCCTGCTTTAGCAAAACCAACTTCTTGTAAACCTAATAATTCTTGTGTTTCTTTACGAAAAAGATCTAGCTCCTCATCCCTTGCTTCATCTAAAAATTCTCGCTGCTTTAGCAATTGTTCTTTTTCACCCTCTAATGCTAATTGATCTGCTTTGGCTTGTTCCTCGGCTGACATACCTTGCATTATCGAAGAAGCTACGGCTGTTGTTGCTAATACTATTGAAGCTGGATCTGCCATTACTTAAACCTCACATACATAAATTGATCCTTACCGTTTTGATCATACTTTTTTAATGTAGCTTCGTATTCAAACCCTAAAGCTTTGGCCCATCGTTGACCCTCATTAAAGTCTACATCTACAAGGAACTGAAATCTATTAAATGTACTCTTTGTCATTAATCTTTTGATTATTGAAAGAGTAGATTTGTGAAAAGTTTTATTATACTTTTTGCTATGAACTACGTCAGGTATTGCGTAAAGCTCGCAAGTGTTGTTGTTTAAAAACCTACAACCTAACACTCCTAATAACTTTTCGCTTTTTATAATAGACATAAACACAAAGTTTTTTAGTCCGTAATTAGTAAGGATACCTTGTTTACTTGAATCAGGAGCATTTAAGTAGTCAATGTGTTCAGGGAAAAAATTGCATATGGTATCAGTCATATGTTATCCCCCTGTGTACGATTGCTAACAAATTCATAGGTAATGGTTTTTCTTGCTCAACTACTACTTGGAAGAATCTTTCATAATCACCTGGAAAATCCAGAAACTTGTCGCCAGTGAAAAGAGCAAGGTCACTCCCCATTCCGTGACCGGCAGGCCTAAATACAATTTCTTCAAGATTATCTTCGTTGGAAGCAATCCCGAATTTTCCCCCATAAGTTCCTTGGAATCGAAGAACAATTGAGTCATTTCGTTTAATGCTTCCCTGAGAAGTTCCAAACTGCGCCCCTGCTTCTAGCTTCATTGTCTTAAGCTTACTAGTATATTTCAATCCTACGATGACTTCAGAGACAGGTTCATTTAATCGTAAGAACCCACCCTCATCAATCCGAGTTGGGGCATTGCTGGGGTAGAACTCGAAATGTCCGCTTGTAATACCTGAAGTGGTTAGGTTTATGGCCGTACCAGCTAACGCATTTGCGTATGTAGTAGCAAGCTCAAAATAATCGTCATCATGTCTTATGACGTAGTAAGTGGTATCTTCTGTTATCCCACCTATTGCAGCGTTGGCAAAAGACTTGTAATAAATCTCAGTTCCAGTAACTAAGTAATGGGCAATGACTGTAGAAGAACTGCCAGAATAAACAAGATTGATTCGGTCATTACTAGCGTTAACTTTATTATAAAGAACTGTTAAAGTCGGTGGTACATAACCGTTTTGCTCATAAAATCCATCAGCTAAAACTTCAACATCTTCCTCTATTAAATGTGAAAATCCAGGAAATATATAAGCTTCACTTGGTGTAATAGTATGAGTACCAGAACCCCCAGATATAGTAATAGGGATATGATCAAAAGCATTCTTAGCTGTAGTCGCAAATTGTACCGTGTTCGCATCTTTCTTTATTAGATAATAATCTGTTGATACTGCCAACCCTGTTGGCAAAGATCCGCCAGTTGTTAGCTGTAGTTTAGTACCAGTACCTAGCCCATGGCCTGAAATAGTTGTTCCATTAGAAGCTATAGTTGTAAACGTTTTTGTGAGTGTAGATATTTGTACACGCTTTGACGAATCACTAAAATAAGCTTGGTCATCGTCACTTGTAGATGTGTTTTTTAATTTAGTGTGAGAAAAATCTTCCCCAATCTTTTCTAGCTTATGAACCGTAGAACCGTTTATAGTCCTAGAGAGTGACAAATATAAGTCATCATGAGTACCACTAGTATTAGGAATAACAGTAAGTGAGTTGATTTTAACAGAAGTTCCACCAAGTACATGCTTATGCCACGCTGCTGTTTGAGTATCGTTATCTAAAGTTAGTCCAATTAAAGCGTTCCTACTAGTCAGACACCAAATAATACCTTTTGAAGCTTGGTATACAAATTGAATTATTTCAATCCCTGCGCTAGCGTCAGTGCTATCGCCATCAAATAAATGGCTAACGATGTGCTCTGCACTAACTGAAAGACTTCGAGATACATAAGAGCCGTTGTCATTGTTGTATTTAAACTCTCTTAAAAGTCTACCATCCCTTGATACAAAGATAGTCGATTGATCTACCTTCGTTGCTTGTACAGGAGATGATCCGTTACTAGTTTGCGCCTTAATAAATGGAGGAGTCGTAGCTGATAGGGCATTGTCACCACCAGTTACAATGTACTCAGTTCCAAGAGTACCTACCTCTAAATGGTTTCTAGGCGCAAGCCATGTTATCTCGTTTACTTCTTGAGAGGCAATAGTAAATTGAAATGGATCGGTAGCTACAGAGTCCCCTATAAAGTCAACATTATCCCCTATAGCGTGGGCATCGCCTCCATCGGTATACCTTGTTTCAGTAAAATGAAAAAAGTTTCCGGTCATTGATCCATATAAAGTATCAGGACTAAGAATAGTACCACCATAAATAAGTCTTTGTTCAAAAATTGAAATGGTACGTGGAAAGCCCTGATAATTGTTAAAAGAACTTTCATTCCAGTTATCCGTGTTAAAACTATGGGTGGTGCTAGGGCTAACTTTAGAATAATCTGTAGCAATAATTGTAGAAATAAACTTTGGGTTTATTGTAACACTACTGGTGTCGGCTACTGTTAAAACTGTTGTGGCCCTAGCATTAGCTAACGTAGTCGCAAGCTTTATATCGTTTGTGTTTATTTTTATAATGTAGTAATCAACAGTTGACGATAACCCACTAGGAATAGTGCCAGATAACCTTACGATATCCCCAGTTAACAAACCATGTGAAGAAGAGTTTAGTGTATTAGAACTAAAATTTCCGGTAAAAGCCGCTGGTATACTAGCCGAATTTATTTTAAATAAATTGTGGTTACTACCATTTTTAGTACGAAAAAAAGCTTCTTTATGATTAGCAGTAGCATCAGCCGCAAAGAAAGGAACTAGGTTAGTCCCAGAAGAATCATCTTTCATTGCTATCGTGACAGAAGTAGTAGCCCCACTAACATGGGCGTGTTTACCAGCGTCTACGTTAGCATCTTTAAAAGGAGTAAAAAAAGTTTTCTCTGGATTAGTCGTCCAAAAATAATCTTCTATATCCTTTATAAAAAACGTATTTGAATCTGTCCTAGCTACAACTAGAGGCTTCATTCTACCAGAACTATGAGTGATAATGAACAAGTCAGCACTTTGAGCGTAGTTGAACTTATTAACTTCCGTAGTAAGATTCGATAGACCACGACCTGATATCGTAATGTTTTTAGATGTAGCAAGGTCCGTTGGATCGTCCTTGCTTGTGGTAATACTTGCTAAGTTCCCATCAGGATCATAGATCTGAAACTTTAGGGAAGTAGTAGAAAGTATTTCAATAGATATGACATAAGATTCTGTCTTACTAAAAATAAACGGATAAAGTCCTATATAGCTAGTACCTGCTGCTGGTGAAAGATCTTTTACGTGCCTAGACCCCATTCGTCTAGCGACACCGCCCTGACGAAAGGTAATAAAATTTTGTAAGGTATCTACGCCTCTAGCATATTCTTCAAGGTCAGTCCTTCCATCTAAACGAGGATGTAACTCACCACTTGAAAAGGCATTTTGTACATACCTATATTTCATAGTCTGGCCTCAATAAATGAATCGTCAGTTAGCTCCGGTGGTGTCCCTTCCTGAGCATCATAGCTTCTGGCAAATGCCAAATGTTTCTCATACTGCTGAGTCATCAGAGATGACAACGTAGTTGATTGAACTAAACTGTAAGAGAGATCAGCCGCTAACCGCAAAGCTAAGGCTTCAATAAAAAAGCTATCAAACTCCGCTGGCGCTGTTACTCTCTTTATATAACGTGCTTTGATCGTTGCACTGTCTGTAAGAATTTTATTTCCTTCCTGCTTCCACTCAATAGTCTCGTCAGATAGATTTAAGATCCTTAAACAATCTGAAGGAATAGAAAAGTGGTAAGTATAACCAAAAGCAGGAGTAGTCGATAACTGCGCAAACTCTGCCCTTGTAATAGCAAAGTTCCAAGGATGACTTCTTAATACTTCATCTCTAACTTTACTATATTGCTCACTACATAGCTGAGCACGTTTATTTGTTTCAGTTAAGGAGTTAATCCTATCAGCGCCTATCTTGATAAGCGCACTATTACAAATTGAAGTTTCAGTAGTCGTTAGAGACATAAATCACCTTTAAAAAAGAAAGGGGCCGAAGCCCCCATCATTAATCCATTACGTAAACAAGCATAAGCTCAATATCACCAGAAGCAACGTCAGAAGTACCGCCGCCAGGAATGATTTGAATCTCACACTCGGCTGTAAATTTTTTCATGTGACCAGGCACATGAGCAGCGTTAGCTACCATACCTTTACAACCAATCGCACTGATATCAAGAGCATCAAAGAAGCCATTGTCATCAGCCGCTTCAACAGCGTCAGAAGAAGCTGCCCAACCAATGTCCATTCTTGCATCAGTGTTACCTGTATCAAGATCGACAAATTTAACGATAACGTCTAATACTCTAGCTCCCTTAGGAATCTTCATCATATGTAGAACGTCACCAACAATTGTTTCTGAAAGTGAAATTTTATCGTAAGCAACTCTAAGCCTACCAGCTTGCTCACCAGCAGGAATCTTTTCTGCTGGTACGTTTTGATAAGCTTTGGTGTTGTTTACACCGTAAAAACTAGTCATTATCTACCCCCTCTTATGATTCGTTACAAGCAATCTCTACTACTTTGTTTTCTTCCATTCTGGTAGCACCGATACCCATACAAGCATAAACTTGAGTAGAGTAAGACTTGTCAGCCCTTTCAGAGATTTTACCAGTCACGTCTTTAGCAGTAGCAAGAAGTAGTCCGTCTTGTGCCCAAGCAAAACATCTTCTAGCGCCAGCATCAAAAGTTTGTGAACCAGAACCGTAAGCTCCTGTGTCTTTGTTATAAGTAAAAGACCCAGAAAGAGTAGCTAGTCTCTCAGTTCTAATAAACTTGAATCCTAGGAAAGTATCAATCTCACCTTGGACTAAAGCTTTAACACTGTTGAAGTCAGCACTTGTGATAGAAGTTTCACCTAAAAGGCTGTTCAACTGAGAAGAACCGATAGCGATATATCTTGGAATAGATTCATCAACATCGTTAGAGTCAAACTTCTCTTTTACTTTTCTAAGAGTTTGAAGGTTTAGGTTGTTACCTGTAGTAGCAGTACCGTCAAAAGCAGCAACTTTGTTAGCGTTAGCTAGAGCTACTGTAGAAGAACCTTCTTCTCCGCCATATGCTGAACCAAGAGCATTCTCTATGATCACGTCATCTTTAGCTCTACCTAAAG